GGGTCAGACAAGTATCTTATTAGTGATTATCCAATCACAAGTAATAATAAAACTTTAATACAAAATTACAGAACAGCATTAAGAAATTTACCTGATACTTTTTCAAATGAAGAACCTAAAAATATTACAATAGATAATAATGGAAATGTATTAATAAACGGAACACAGGTAATTCCTAAACCAGAGGTGCTGTAGTATTGGTAATGTAATATGCCTAGAAAAAAAATTACACCAAAAGAATATGCTGAACATACAGCAGGTGTAAGACTTTCAGCACACGAAAAACTATGTGCAGAAAGAATGAAAACATTAAATGAAAGTATTAACGAATTAAGAAAAGAGGTTAAATCACTAAGACAAGACGTTTCTAAAGGTAAAGGTGCAATAAGTGTACTTGTATTCTTAGGAACAGTAGTAGCAGGAGTTATAGGATTTTTTCAATTTAAATGAAATATTTATTAATTTTATATATGTGCAGTATGAATACTGGACAGTGTCCATCTAGTTTCGTATCAGGTTATCAATTTGATACACACAATGATTGTATCTATAGTGGCTATGGAGTAGCACAACAAACCTTTAAAAACTTAGATGCGTTTGAAGAATATAATTTAGAATATTTAGAAGAAAATAAAATTGTAATAAAATTTGAATGTAAGCAAATAGGAAGTAAAGCATAAGATGAGTGAAAAACTAAAAGAACTGCATGGAGTACTAGCAGAAGAATTACTTAAAAGAGTAAAAGACCCTGAAGCTAAATCTTCAGACTTAAATGTAGCTAGACAGTTTCTAAGAGATAATAATATAGACGCTGTACCTACAGAAAATAGCCCACTAGAAAAACTTATAGAAGAACTACCATTTGATGAAAAACGAAAAAATCCTATCAAAACTAACTGATTTTAGGAATTTTTTATATCTCACTTGGAAACATTTAAACTTACCTGAACCTACTAAAATACAGTACGATATAGCTGATTATATAGCTAATGGTGATAGTAGAATAATTGTTTCTGCATTTAGAGGTGTAGGAAAATCTTGGATTACTGCAAGTTATGTTCTTTGGAGAATTTTATTAAATCCCAATATAAACATACTTGTTGTCTCTGCTTCTAAAAATAGAGCAGATGATTTTAGTACATTCTGTTTAAGATTACTTCACGAAATTCCAATATTACAACACCTATATCCTAGAGACGACCAAAGACAATCTAAGATAAGTTTTGACGTAAACACTGCAACAGCTTCACAGCAACCTACAGTTAAATCTTTAGGTATAACTTCACAGATTACAGGTTCACGTGCAGACTTAGTTGTAGCTGATGATATTGAAACTTCTGGTAATACACAAACTCAGTTTATGAGAGATAAGCTGTCAGAAGCTATCAAAGAGTTTGAAGCAGTGATTAAACCAGATACCTCTAGAATTGTTTATCTAGGTACACCTCAGACCGAACAAAGCATATATAATAAGCTACAGGAGAGAGGATATAAGATTAGATATTGGACTGCTAGATACCCTAGTGAAAAACAAATAAAGTCCTATGGTTCTAATTTAGCACCTATAATAAATAATACTTGGGATATTAATTTAATTGGTAAACCTACAGACCCTACAAGATTTGACGAAAAAGATTTATTAGAAAGAGAAGCTAGTTATGGAAGACTAGGTTTTAATATGCAGTATCAATTAGATACTACACTTTCTGATTTAAATAAATTCCCACTAAAATTGTCGGATTTAGTTGTTATGAATTGTAATCCTGACAATGCACCAGAAAAAGTTATTTGGGCTTCAAGTCCTGAATTACAACATAATGATTTACCAAATGTTGGATTACAAGGAGACGCTTATTATAGGCCAATGAATATACAAGGCCAATGGCTTCCATATACAGGTTGTGTTATGGCCATTGACCCTAGTGGTAAAGGTAAAGATGAAACTGCTTATTGTGTCACAAAATTTGCTAATGGTAATATTTATCTTTTAGATATTGGTGGTTTCAATGCAGGTTATTCAGAACATACTTTATCTAAATTAGTAGACGTTGCTAAAAAACATAAAGTAAACAAAATTTTAATTGAAGAAAACTTTGGTCAAGGAATGTTTGAAGCCTTATTAAAACCATATTTAATAAAGCAATATCCTTGTACCACTGAAATGGTAAGACAAACTTCTAATAAACATAGAAGAATATTAGATACGTTAGAACCAATCATATCACAACATAGATTGATAATAGATAAATATGTTGTCAAAAAAGATTATGAAGAAACTAATATGTTGTACCCACAAGAGACAGCATTGAGGTATCAACTATTCTATCAGATAAGTAGATTACAAAAAGAAGTCCATTCGTTGTCACATGATGACAGAATAGATTGTCTACAGGTAGCTTGTAATCATTGGGTCAAACATCTTTCTAGAGACCAAGAGTTAGCTATGAAGATGAGAAAAGAAGATTTATTTAATCAAGAAATGGAAAAGTATTTTGGAGATAAAACAGATAACTCATGGATTAAAATATGAAGAAAAAATCAACAGTCAATAAAGCAGGTAATTATACAAAGCCTAATTTAAGAAAAAGAATATTTCAGAGAATAATGAACAGTAATTCTTATGGTACACCTAGTGGTAAATGGAGTGGAAGAAAGGCTCAAGCACTAGCAAAAGCCTATAAGAAAGCAGGTGGTGGCTATAAATAATGGCTCTTAAACCCTCTCAGAAGTCTTTAAAGAACTGGTCGGCTCAGAAGTGGAGAACTAAGTCAGGTAAGAAATCTTCAGTCACAGGAGAGAGATATTTACCTACAGAGGTTATCAATAAGTTATCTTCAAGTGAATATGCAAGGTCTACAGCAAAGAAAAGAAAGAATAGAAATAGAGCAAAATATAGTAAGAAAATAGCTTCTATGGTAAGAAACTCACTAAAAGTTGTTTGATTTTGTTGTTTTTTAATTAAGTGCCACTATTAGGATACTGCTATAGTTATACTATAGTTAAACTTTATCTTTATATAAGAGCAACCAACAACATTTGACTATAGGTTGTATCTTATAGTAAATAAAGTTATGTCTAAAAAAGAAGAAAAAGTAATATATCTAAAGGCTCTCTTTAAGAAACATAAGGGAACTGAAAGATTAGATAAACTTATCAAACATTTTATTATAATGAACAAAGGGTTTGTTGTTGAAAATTATCCAAATACATCAAACAAAGATAAATCTAAAGAAGTTAAAAGTTTTATTGTAAATAATGTTGAAGACTTCTTAGGTTATGCAATTGATTATTCTATGTACGACAAGTACTTTGAAAAAATTAAGTAAAAAAATCTGACAACCTTACGTATATACTAGATTTTTACTTTACCCCATAGGCCTTGTTCTTTTTTGTAAGGGGTGGGGGGTGTATTGTAGACAGTCTACGTTTTTAATATCAGAAACCTATAATATACTTTACTTTGCGTTAGTCTTCTTGACTATTGCTCTACTATTTTAATTGTTTTTTCTTTTTATAGAAAAATTTTTTCCGTTTATCTTTGTCATTATCTGTTTTGAAACTTTAAGAAACTTTTTATATATCTTTTAATCTTTCCTTGTTGTTGCTCTTTTGGTTTGTCTTTTAGTTTCTCTTTTAGTTTCTCTTTTAGTTTCTCTTTTAGTTTGTCTTTTAGTTTGTTTGTTTCTTTCTGTCCTTTTCACTAGTGCAAGAGTGCGACAAAGTTGACCAGATATAATATGTAAAGTATCTTGACTGTCAAGTATCTTTACTATATTAAAATCTATTATGAACAAAGAAAGGAAACAACAATGACAACACAAGTACAAACAACACAACAAAAAGACGAGCCTAAGATATATGTGGCTTGTCTGTCTTCTTATAATTCAGGTTATCTTCATGGCTCTTGGATTGTTCCAAAAACTGACGCTGAAGAACTACAAGCACAGATTGACGAAGTATTAAAAACTTCGCCTGTTGCTGACGCTGAAGAATGGGCAATCCATGACTATGATAATTTCCCAAATTTGGGTGAATATCCAGATTTAGATAAAATCATAGAAGTTCAAGAAGCTATCAATGAACACGACATTGACAAGGTCAACGGCTTTCTAGAATTATGGTCAATAGATGATTTAAGTCATATTGATGACGCTTTTTATGGTGAATATGGAAGTTTTAAAGAATTTGCTGAAACTTTCGCAGATGAAACCATTGAGGGGCTAAGTGATGGCAATTCGACACTTGCAAGATATTTTGATTATGACGCTTTTGAACGTGATTTGAATTACGACTTCAATGAAACTGACGCTTCTGGTGGTAATGTTTATATCTGGAACGCTAACTGGTAGGTATCAATGTTTAAAAATAATATAATTATTAGACCAATTAATAAAATTAAAAATCATTGTAGTGGTGAAATTAAAATACATACAATGAAGCCTAAAGATTTAATAAGACTTAACAGGTATTTAAATAAATATTTTAAATATCACTGGCAGGAAGTAAAGCCAGATTGTAAAAACTGTAATTAAAATAATAAATTAAAGCCCTAACCTCAGAGTTGGGGCTTTCTTTTTATTCATTAGGAAGTATATTGTATTCATTATGGATAAGACAAAAGAATTTAAAAAGTTAGTTGATAAACTATTTAAAACTAAAATTGAAGCTAGTATTGAATTAGATGTATCAAGACAAACAATTAACAGTTGGTACAATGGAACACACGAAGTTCCAACAATCATTATAAAGTATTTAAAAAAATTATAATTAATTATCAAATGACTTCATAAAGTCTTCGGTATGTTTCATGTGATGTTCTTCTGCACTTTCATTTTCCATTACATACATACTGGTTGTAAATATCCACTTCCACCAAGATATGTAGTCACCAACTTTACCATCAAGAAGTACTTCGCCATTGTATGGGTCATGTAGTTTCCATTCTGTTTGCTTAACATTAGGTCTAAACACACCAAACTTAGGCTCAATTTCTTTTGGAAACATTAAGACTAATCTATTGAAACATTGTGAACTTACTTGTTCATGGTTTAAATTCTTTGTAGAGAAAATACGAACTGAACCTTGAAAAGCATTAGGTTGATGATTTATATATGCAATACAAGGAGACCAATCTTCTACAGCTTTTGCAGGTGCATTGAAGACCTTTGGTTGTGCAGGGTTTAAAGGTATTATCTTATTACCTACAATCATTCCCATAATTGGTATTTGACCTGTTGCTGTTTCATCAGGAATAAATACTTCAGGGTAAGCACGTTTAATTTTTAACCAATTTTTTAGAGTAATGTTCTGTTTATTCTCAAGCTGATATAATAAATTTTTATCAATCTCTGCTTTAGCAATTATTTCTTTTCTTCCATGTTTTTTGATTAAATACTT